ATGAACGAAAGGAATAAAAAGAGTAACTAAACCTAACTAATAGTTGAGTTTTGAGGGTTGAGGTTCGTCAACTAACACCTCAGGGTATCTAATTCTAGCCCTCCAGTCAATGATGTTCTTCATCATGTTGAATTCCCTCGAAAAAGGAACTCTATCTCCTCCTTTAGCTTGCTTATATTTGATAAGGTCTTTACCTTCCAGCTTGAAGAGTTTTTCCAAAACAGCTTGATTATAGGCTTTGTTACTCTTTTTATTCCTTTCGTTCATAACATAATCAGCCACGATTTGATAAGCTTTTGGTATTTCATTAGCTGTCATGCATAGATACACAGCAGTAGCGTGTTCTTCTGGTGTCATAGTACCTCTAGTCACTTTATCAATAGCTACCTTAGTTGAGACATGGCCTGTATGAGCAAATCTTTGAGGTAGTCTAAAACTTGAAGCTGCTCTAGTAACTGGGTCAATATAGATAAACCTTGACAGAAAAGTTGTCATATACTCAGAACACATATATGATGACATCTTTATGACTTGACCTAGTCCATGAACTCTGTCAGCATCTTGTCTAGCATATACCGCATGCAACTGATTTTCGAATTCCTCAACATATTCAGGTGCAATAGCTACAACTGCGTCGTCTCCAGCCACAAAAGGTTGGATCATGTCCCATGGTACTTGTGCTCGGTGAGCAACATAGTACACATAAGACAGGACTCTAAGAGTATTGCCCAAAGTGGTTGATAGTGCGTGACCTGAAAATACCGTTCCTTTAAGTTTGCCTTTAACTGCAGTTATATTGGTTTTTGGATACTTTACAAGAATTCTGAATTCGTTGCTGACAAGGTTTTCTATAAATTGCTCGATAACACACCTTGGTACTTGTTTATTCATCATGGACTTAGCAAGGAACATTCTCAAAAATTTTGCATCTACAATGTCCATTAATTCTTTGTGCTGATGTGAGTCGTGCTGTGACCCATCCCAGGATAATAATTTCCAGCCTCTTGGTATCTTAGAAAACAATTGGTTTAATT